TTACCATAAAATAACTTTAACGATAAAATAGATCAGTCCGATGACAATTGCACCCCAGAAAACAAGCTGGAGCAGTGCAGCAAACAATTGGAAGATTGCACCGATTGCCCCGAACACGCTGATATGTTCATCATTTTCGGCATTATCATCCATAAGGTCTGAGACACCAACGGTTGTCCGGTCATACACGGCATTGTATGCAGCTTTCTTTGGATCATTGACTACACCCATTCCTTTTTTACCGTATAGTGGATTAACAGAACTTTTTACCTGACGCTTTATCTTTCCGGTAGTTCTTGCACTGATGCTTTTCTTAACACTTGGTTTGCGTACACCGTATTTCATAAAATCAACTCCATTCCATTCAATATTTTGTCATTAAGACTTCGGATAATTTTTGTATAATTTTTTATACTTAATACCGGATCTGATTGCTAAAATAGAGAAAATTATTGTTACACATCCACCTAATAAAGTTACAATCAATAGGAGCAATCCCATAATCAATAGAACTACACCAAGTACGGTAAAAGTAACGCTATAGAATTTACACAACTTTTTTGATGGTAAATATCGCGTTGGTTGTTGGTTGGTTATAGGTGCAACTGTTGGATCTGGTGCAGGAATAGAAGCAGATTCAACAACAATATTGTCACTGGAATCATTAGCTATATCTTCAGGAATTTCATCATAAATAGATATATCTATAACGCAACCTAAATATTTGGTATCATCTCCACCAGTTACACGAAGAACAAAGGCATCGAAGTAACAGCCATCATACTTATTATAGATATCAGAAGCTAATTCCTTGGATAAGTTGCCTATCTGATCTCCTTGGGAATCAATAACTGCATATGCTGGTTCGTTTTTATATTCGTAATATTCAAAAGATACATTCTCACCTTCGTAAAGGTTAGAAATTATTTCTTGCCGAGATGATCCATCTTCGTTCCGAAATGAAACACCGACAACCTTCGTTTTGGTATGTTTTAATAATTTACTCATAAAAACCTCCATTCATTATTTTGGTCAAAATATCGCATCCTTATAGGTATCTCATATTAATGTTAGGAGGTGCCTATGGAAATATTGGTATGGAATGAAAGAAATAAAAAAGGCTGTACATTAAAACAACTTGAAGAGCTGTCCGGAATACCGAAGTCCACAATCAATAATATTGAAAACGGATTGACCAGTCCGACAATATTACAGTTAGAAAAACTGGCCAAAGCACTTGATGTCAGGATCAATGATCTATTCGAGTCTGATTACAAATAATTTTACAAAAAATTTCCAAGATTCTGGAAATAAAATCAATATCCACCATGTGTATGCAAAACAGTGGTAAAATGCAAACAGAAAAGAGGTGTTTATTATGGATTATAAAAAAGCAATCTCTGAATTGATCGGGAAGATACATAACGATCAAACGCTCAAACGGATATACCGCTTCATTCTTTATCTCTACACCCACGAGGGCTGACAGGCAACTGTCAGCCTTTTGTATTGTCCTTTTCCGGATCATCGTCTTTATAAAATTCAAATGCCTTACGCATCAGACGCTGCATTGCTTCCACGTCATCTTCACTAAGCGTAAGCATGAATTTAAAAAGATTCTTCCGTGCGTCCGTCTCACTTGCCATGATCTGATCAATCTGTTCCTTGAAATCATCATCTGCATCCAGGAACATATCCCCTTCTCCAGAAGTCAACCATATATAGTCAACATGAAATTCACGACATATTGCTTTTGTCATTTGTTCGGTAAGATTATTGACTCCATTTTCAATTTGACTAACAGAATTTTTTTTAATCCCAATTCTTTCACCAAATTTTTCAAGAGTAAGTCCAAGGGCTTTCCGCACTTCTCTGATCCGTTCTCCTTGTGTCACTGTATCACCTTCTTTCCTTGCTTTTCTAAAGCATAACACGGAAAATCCCAAAAAGCAATAGAAAAAGTTCTTTAAAAGAACAAAAAGGTGTTGACAATGTTCTTTTTAAGAAGTATTATGTTCACATAAAGAACAACGAAGCACACAGAAAGGGGTGAGAGATAAATCTGAAATGACAGATAAAAAAGAAAAGGGGGATTCCGAAGAATCCCCAATTGAAAAAGAACGTGTTGGCGAACTTATCAATGAATGGTGCCGTCTGTACCGAGAGATTTTTCAAGCATCGCATGATACTCACGAAGAATCTGAATTGTAGTTTGCGCAGAGATTGAGGCAATGATTTGAAGTTGTTCACCTTTTGATGAAAATTCAGGGTGTTTATCGGTCATTTTAGTAGTTGCGTCTACTGCACTATTTACAGAACGTCTCAATAATTCATTGAAATCAATTTCAATTTTCATAGTTTTCCACCTCCTTCCTGTATGAGATTGTTGGCACTTTTAATTATAGGAAGAGAGTAGTGGGATGGCAAGGAGAACAACAGCACACGGAAAGGAGTAAAAGGATGAAAAATGTAAAAATCGAGTGGTGTGAAAACTTTATAAAATCTGTATTCAAGAAATACGTTCCAAAGAATGGCGGTATTGAAACTAATTTATTTTGGAACATGGCGGAGCGTTCCGGTCTTTGGAAACGTGGAACGTATGGCACTCCGATGTCATCAGCTCTCGAAGAATTAACAAATGTTGATATTGTTTCAGATGATTCGGGGACTTATCTTTTCAGCATATTCAGATTAAAAAGCGCGGAGGCTTAGGCATCCGGTATTAAACTATTGAAATCATCAGGCATATAGAAATCAGAGGGAGGCGAAAGAATATGACGAGAAATGAGAAAAAGGAAAAAATCGAGAGAATGGCCACAGATTTTGTGAATTTTGACAATCCGGAAGGGAAGTCATTTGCGATCATGCTCATGTCTGCATATGCAGAGGGCATTGCGGCTGGGAAAGAAGAGGAGCGCAGAAAACACAAGGATGCGGTTGTTGCATAGGGAGGAGAATGCAGATGGGAGAAAAAAATATCAAACGACTTTATGAGACATTGGCCAGAATTCTTTCCAAGCGCGAAAACGTGAAGATTACAGTTAATGTCTCAAAGAAGGAAAAGGCAGCATGAGGACAAAAAAAGAGCGGCCATGGGGATGGCCGCAAGCATTTCTGCCAGAAACAGAAAAACTGAAAAATGTTTTGTATAAACAGACTATAACAGATCTGACACAGAAATGCAATAGAAAAATGCAATAAAAACCCCGAAAAAACAAGGGCTTTGGAGTCCTTGGGCGGGCTTGTAATAGATAGTAACAAGTCCACGAAAGTATATAAGGAGGAAGGTGTCAGATGGCAAGGCGAAAAGGGATGCAGTATATCCCATACGACTATGGAGCAGCATATGCAAGCAGTATAGAGCTGATGCATGAGTGGTTTGTGGAAAATATGTTAAACATGCATAAGCACAGAAAGAAAGTTGTGTATGCATTAAAGGAGATCACAGCCGGGGAGCAGTTTGAGATTGAGATTTATCCACAGTTTAAAAGTATGGATGATGTACCGCGGGAAGGGCGCAGGATCGTAAAGGATAACAGCAAAGCACAGAGAAACCTAAACGATAAAAATGCGCGGAAGTACGTGGAGCGTCTAATAAACGAGAATTTTGACAACCGGGATATCTGGATCACTCTGACATATGACAATGAACATCTGCCACCGGACGGGGATATAGATGCAGCAATCAAAAATGTACAGAATTATATCCGCAGGATTAACTACCAGAGGAAAAAGAGAGGTTTGCCAAATGCAAAGTATGTTTATGTAACAGCATATAATCCGGATGCTGAAATCCGCTGGCATCATCATGTGGTTATGGATGGTGCGCTTGATATGGAAACGGTGGAAGCCTGTTGGCAGCAGTCAAGCCGGAATGAGGTAAGACATCTACAGAAGGATGAGAATGGGCTTTCAGGGATTGCAAATTACATTGTGGAGGAAAAGAACCGTATCCGGTCGGAAAAACGCTGGAACAGTTCGCAGGGATTGCGTGATCCGCGCATCAGGGTGGTACATTCCAAGCGTCCGGCATCCGGGGGAAGTTACAAAAAGATCGGATCATTCGTGGACGGGATGGTTAAAGACAGGGATTCCATACCGGAAGTGTTGGCAAAATGGTATCCGGATATGGATTTTACACATGCGGAAGTTTACTATAACGAGTTTAACTGCATGTTTTACATACACGCGAGAATGAGAAAAAGGAGGCATGACGAATGAAATTTGACTGGAAGCCAGAGTCCAAGGCCAGATATTTTAAAAAAGCAGAGGCAGCAGTTAAAGAGGCAGGATATGAAGATATCCTGATTGTGGACAGAGACAAGTTTGCAGTCGTGAAAAACAGGGCAAAGGTGTATTTCCGGCCGCTGAAAAGGGAAGGGAACACACGAAGGTATCAGGAGGCGAAAAGGAACATAGAAGGGATTGCTGATAATTCTGTATGCCGGAATGGATTTGGAATGAAACAGAAAATGGTATTTATACATCCGCATATGTTGATGGATTTAGAAAAGAGAGACCAGTAACAGGAAGGAGAACAAATGAAATACATGAAAAGAAGTGAGGACACCGAGCAGATGTCCGTTGTGTCTTGGGCGCGCTGGAATGTGCAGCAGTATCCGGAACTGAAATGGCTGTACCATGTGCCAAACGGTGGGAGTAGGAACAGAGCAGAGGCGGCAAAGTTTAAGCAGATGGGGGTAAAGGCTGGGGTAGCGGATCTGTGTCTGCCATACCCAAAAGGCGCGTATTGCGGACTCTGGATCGAGATGAAGTATGGACGGAACACACAGCAGGAGACACAGAAGGAATTTTTGGCAGACATGGCAGCAGCAGGACATTTTGTTGCAACGTGCTATTCCGCAAGGGAAGCGTGTGAAGTGATCGAAGAGTACTGTAAACTGCCAGCGTTTGGAGAAGATGATTGTATTTACCGGAATCTGCACGAATATCAGACCTGTGAGCAGGCAGAGCAGGAGTTTAAGCGCAATATGATGTCTTTTGCAAATAACAGCATCCTGAAAGATGGAAAGATTCTGAAAGGAAAGAAAGAATGACCTTGGAAGAGCAGTGCAATGTGTTGGAAAGTGCGGACATGTTGCGGATCGTAAAAGGGAATATGGATCTGTTTGTCGGATATTTAGCCGCATTTACTCCGCGCATTGCAAACCACCAGAATACCATATACGAGACACACAAAGATGATCCGGTGATCCGGTTCCGGGCAGTACCGGAAGTGACACACAGGAAGTGGAAAGAAAAAAGCCTGATGCAGCCATTGCAGCCGGAAGAGACACCAGACTATAAGTTTGAGGATATGCAGGTGAAGCTGTATTACACAATATACATCTAAACTTTGAATAACATGAAAATAAACAGGCAGGAGGAAAACGGAATGAAGATTATTGCAGTAATGTCCCCAAAAGGGGGAATCGGAAAGACAACAACATCTGATTCAATGGCCTATATTTTGGGCGAGGAATACAAGAAAAAAGTGTTGGTGCTGGACGGTGATCCACAGGGAGATACATCTAAGACGTTCGGGGTGTATGAGCCGGATGGAACAGGAATGAGTGAACTGTTGGAGAAGCATGAGACAGTTGGCGGTACATACCGGACAAATGATCTGATCCGGACAACCCAATACGATCACATTGATATAGTCCCAGCAAATGGATATCTGATGAAAACAGACATGAACCTGCTGATGAAAACGGATGAGAACCAGGTATTGCGGTTGCGTGATGCATTACAGGAAGTAGCAGACGCATACGATTATTGTATTTGCGATTGTGGTCGTTTGTTGGATATGGTGGTAATTAACATCATCCTTGCATCAGATCTGATTATTGCGCCGGTGAAGGTGGGTGGATTTGAAATTGGAGCACTCCAATTTCTGGATGAGCAGATTGAGGATTTAAAAGACATCAATCCGGATTTGCGAATCAAGGCACTTATGACGATGCGGCAGAAAAATAAAACATCACTGGAAGTGGAAGAATGGCTGCGGAAGGAATCGGGATTTGATATGTTCGGAACAGTAATTCGCAGATCCATTATTGCAGAAAAGGCAACTACGGCACTGGTGCCGGTCCCGGTATTTGCCAAAAAAGGGATTGTAACACAGGACTATCGTGCAGCAGTTGCAGAGCTGGTATGTGAGATGGAGGGATAAAATGGCTACAGGATTTAGTGTTAAAGATGCACTGAATAAACAGAGCAAAGCGGGATTAGATGAATCACCGCGAGCACGGTTTAGAACAAAGGATATAAGCATATTTAAAATGTACCGGAACGAAATGAATTTTTACAGTATTGAACAGATTGAGGAATTGGCAAGCGATATCCTTATGTATGGATTAAAGCAGAATCTGGAACTGGTATATGCACCGTGCGAAAAAGGAGAATACCGGATAGTAGCCGGGGAAAGACGGTGGGAAGCACTTAAGTACCTGGTATCCAAGGGATATAAAGAATTTGAGCTTGCAACCAGCAAACTGACAACACCACAGGACAGTGATGAGGAATTGGTCGAGCTGATTATTGCAAATGCATATCGGACAAAAACAGTATCAGACATGCTACAGGAAGAACAAAAACTGAAAGAATGTTTGGAGCGCATGAAAGCGGAAGGAAAGAAACTGAAAGGGTATGATCTGCAGTCTGGTCGTTTGCGTGATGTAATTGCTGCAAAATTGAGCATGAGCAAAACGAAGATAGCACAGATTGAGGCTATAAATAATAATTTGATTCCGGAATGGAAAGAAGAACTGGAAAATGAAAGAATTACATTTTCTGCCGCTTACGAACTTAGCGGAATGCAGGAAGATACACAGAGGGCAGCACTGGAACAGAAAGAAGAATCCGGAGAGCTTACGCACAAAGATGTAAAAGAAATGAAGAATGGAAAGCCGGAGCAGCAGTTGGAAACAGGAACGGTGTCACAATCTGACACAGAAGAAAAGCCGGAGCAGATGGAGATTAGAGACAAGGATATGAATATGGGTGAGTATCAGACACCGCATCCGGAAGGAATTACATCTATCTGTTATTCCTGCACAGAGTACGAGACATGCAACGTAAAAACGAGCACATGTACCTCATGCGACCAGCACAAGAACCGTAAGGAAGCATATAAGACCGAAGGGCAGAAGTACGAGGAAGAACAGGCGGCTATTGACCGTGATACAAGGAAAAAACTGCGTGATATGGCAGATGCGCAGCAAATGGAGCAATTACCGTCAGATGTGCAGCAGTCGCGGGTGCATCAGATCCGGAGCGCATACCAGAATTTTACCGCGGTATTATCGGGAGAAAAACCGTTTGAGCTGTGCAGAGATTGCGGTTACGAAGCAGGGGATATCCTTGAAATGCTGGAATATCAGGGGGGATTGTACACGGAAAGAAAAATCCGGTGCCACATTCTGTATGTGCAGAGAGAGTATACAGGGCTGGAGGATGGATACTGCATAGTAGGAATTCTGCCTATGGGAAAAGAGGAAGAGGAAGGAGAAAAAAATGAATAAAGTGATACTGATGGGACGGCTTGTGAGAGATTCGGACGTGAAATATACAGAAATGAATAACTCACAGGAACGTACATGTGTAGCAAGGTATACGCTTGCAGTGAACAGGAGAACGGGAAAAGACGGGCAGCAGTCAGCTGATTTTATTAACTGCGTGGCTTTTGGAAAAGCTGGGGAATTTGCAGAAAAATTTTTGAAAAAGGGGGTAAAGGTGTTAATTACAGGGCACATCCAGACAGGATCGTACAACAATAAAGATGGGAAGAGAGTATATACAACGGATGTAGTGGTTGAAGAACAGGAATTTGCAGAAAGCAAAAGGACGGAAGGGGGACAGCAGCAGGAACCATCAGCCGGATCAGCTGGGGATGGGTTTATGAACATTCCGGATGGAGTAGACGAAGAGATGCCATTTAATTAAGGGCAGACAAGAAAAAAACCGGATGCGGGAACATCCGGTCGCAAGTGCTAATGACTTGGTGATGTAGTCATTATAGCACCCACATGGCTTGTAGTAAAGACTGATTTGGAGGGGTTATATGACAAAAACTGAATTTTTGAATGACTTGATATACGATATGGCCGGGTATCTTGATACGTCTGGGGTAGATCGTCTAAAAAATGCGGTCGCATGCAAGTATTGCGTAAGGCAGAAAGGAGAATTGCAATGAAAGAAAGGACACCGCAGGAAAACGTGCAGCAGTATTGTAGAAATGTTCGGGAAGAAATAGAACATTGGAAAGATATAAACCAGAATGGTTGCAATGATCCGTTCTGGTCTGATGGTTGCAACATGAACCTGACGCGGAACCATATTATTTATGCACAGGAGCAGATCCGGAAAATATGCAAAGAAAATAACATTCCATTTCCAGAGGAATGCTATTTATCAGTACCACCAAAAGCAGATATTAACTATATGGCACATTTGAAGCAAAAGGAACGTGTAGAACGGATATTCCATTGCGGAGGCTTGCCAGTAAAGCTGAAATACAAATATGAAGAGCAGCAGTTGAGCTTGTTTTAAGGAGGAAATGCTATGACATTGGAAGAACTTTTGAAAAATTACGGTGGCAATGCAGGTGTATCCATAGATGGGTACTGTGAGGACAGTTTTAATGAATGTTTACTAGATATGAAGTTCTGGGGAAAAATAAAGCACAAAAACGTGAAAACGTGGAATGTCATAGGAGGAGGCAGTCATCCGGTAGAATTAACAATTGAGCTTGAAAAACCACAAGAATATGCAATAACTGACAGGAGTGGAGATTACATCTGTAAAGGCTCATACATTGTAAACGGAGAACGGTATAAGGTCCTTAACAGCAGTAAGCAAAATTCCAAGGTGAGGGTTTTTAAGAGTAGAGAAGCAGCAGAAAGCGAAATAGAACGAATGCGGGGGAGATATGTTAATACAAGCGACTTAAGCGTATGCAGGATTTATAGGGAGGAATAGAAATGCAAGGGCAAATGGATCTGTTTAATCCACCAGATATGCACATAGTAAATGTGTGTGGTGAATTAAGAGAAGCACCTAGCTGGATGCATTACAAACGGTGTGAGAACTGTTCTGCATGGGAAATGCTTGAAAATAATAAGCAACCACCAGAAGGATGGGGGATATATGGATGGTGTAAGGAAACCATCCAAAGAAGTCAGGCAACTTCCTATTGCATGAAATTTGAGGATAAAAATGATTGGAGGCAATGCAATGATTAACGGAGAACTGATCGTTGACAACTTCGCCGGTGGCGGTGGGGCTTCCACCGGGATAGAACTGGCAACCGGATATAGTGTGGATATTGCGATCAACCATGACCCGGAAGCTATCCGGATGCACAAATCTAATCATCCTAATACGAAACATTACTGCGAAAACGTTTGGGCGGTAGACCCAATTAAGGCTTGCAAAGGACACCCTGTAGCACTTGCCTGGTTCTCCCCGGACTGTAAGCATTTCAGCAAAGCAAAGGGCGGCAAGCCAAAGGACAAGAATATCAGAGGTCTTGCATGGGTAGCCTGCCGATGGGCGGGACTTGTCAGACCAAGAGTAATCATGTTGGAGAATGTGGAGGAATTTAAGACATGGGGACCATTGAACCGGAAGCATCATCCAATCAAGAGTAAACAGGGAGAGACGTTTAGAAAGTTCGTGCAACAGCTTACCGATTTAGGATATGAGGTGCAATTTAAAGAGTTGGTAGCAGCGGATTACGGCGCGCCGACTATGCGCAAGAGATTCTTTATGATCGCGCGGTGCGACAGCAGGTCAATTGTCTGGCCAGAGCCAACACACGCACCGGCAGACAGTGAAGCTGTCAAAGCAGGACTTCTCAAACCGTATGTTGGAGCATATACACAGTTGGATTTCTCCTTGCCGTGTCCTAGCATCTTTGATAGCTCGGAAGAAATAAAGGAAAAATACGGTATCCGCGCGGTACGCCCACTGGCACAGAAAACAATGGATAGGATTGCAAGAGGACTAAAGAAATTTGTGTTGGAAAATCCAGAGCCGTTTATTATCCAATGCAATCATGGTGGAGAACGTAGACCGAACGATATCAGAGAGCCGATGCCTACTATTACCGGGAAACACGGGTATGGAATTGTAGAACCGTATATGGTACAGATCGGACAGACCGGATTTGCAAAAGACCGGAGCAAGGATATACGGGAACCACTCACGACTATAGTGAGCAAAAATGAACATTGCTTAATAAGTCCAACACTGATCCAGTATCATTCCGAGACGGCGCAGGGAGAAGTCCGGGGACAGGGAATTGACGATCCACTCATGACTGTTGATGGCTCAAACAGGTACGGTCTTGTCACATCGTTTTTACATAAGTATTACGATGGAGGATATACGGGAGCTGGAGAGTCATTAGAAAATCCACTCCCGACCGTAACGGCGATAGATCATAACAGTGTATGCGCTGCGACACTCATCCAGATGAATAACCATTGTGACGGCAGGAACATTGCCGAACCGATACCGACCATAACGGCGGGAGATGGACACTTTGGAGAAGTCAGAGCATTTCTGATTAAATATTATGGGGATGCAACTGGACAGGACATAGAGAAACCATTAGATACCGTGACCACAAAAGACAGATTCGGACTTGTGACGATTGAGGGTGTAGATTACCGGATTGTGGACATAGGATTGAGGATGTTGGAACCGAAAGAGCTGTACGGATGCCAAGGCTTTCCGGATGATTACATAATAGATCACGACTATACCGGGAAAAAGTATCCCAGAAGTGAGCAGGTGCGCAGATGCGGAAATGCAGTTTGTCCGCCAATTCCTGCCGCGCTGGTAAAAGCAAATTTACCAGAGTTGTGCGTAGCAAAGCGCACAGGAAACATGAGGATTGCGCAGGAACAGACCGGACAGCTTAGGTTTGCTTAGATTTTGGAAAATTATGGTAGGAAATTTAAAAAGGATGATTAAAAATGAATAGAAGAAAAGCCAAAAAGCGAAAGAATAACACATATCTTTTATGCAGTCAGTATATTTACATTAAGCCAAGTGAATGGAATAGGGTAAAAAATAAAAGTAAGCTGATAAAACGTAGATTTTTGATGGGAAAATTAGACAATGAAAGAAACAAAAACAATATGGCTGGACGAGACGGATTTAAAACGAATCTTAACTGAAAAATTTAAAACCGATGAAAACAGCATCAGTTTTGAACTGATAGATCCAGATGGATATGGGATACACGTAGAAGCAAAAATTGAAAATGTCCGGGAAAAAGAATAAATGCAGAGAATATTAAAAAGGCGGTGAAGCAGATGGCGATTAAACAAATTTTATTTAACACAGAGATGGTTCGGGCGACTCTGGACGGACGGAAAAGTTGTGCCAGACGGCTTGTAAAATTCTTTTCAGGAGAAAATCCATGGTGGACTGGATATATTAAAGATGGACTTATGTTGTATAACGGAAAAAATGAGCCGTGTATCAGAAAAGCACCATATCAACCAGGCGATACCCTGTATGTCAGAGAAACATGGAAAAAGGCTCCGAATGGATACTATTACTACGAAGATTGGCAAAGAGGTGATATTGCAGATCTTACGAAGTGGAAACCACCAATCCAGATGCCGAAAGAAGCGGCACGTATCTGGCTTAAGGTAACAGAAGTGAGAGTGGAGCGGCTGCAGGAGATGAAGCCAGCCGATGTGATAAAAGAGGGAGCTTATCCTGATTGTTGGGATTGTCTTAATACATACGGAGAAAGCGGTTCGCAGTGCTGTTATGGGACAGAAGAACAGTGCAGTCAATGTGATGAAGTGATGATGGAATGGGAAAAACTTTGGACCTCAACCATCAAGAAATCCGACATTGACCGCCACGGATGGGATGCGAATCCGTGGGTTTGGGTTATCGAATTTGAGAGGTGCGAGAAACCAGAATCCTTATGAATCATCAGATAACACTTGAAGAGTTAGGACTTATACCTTCATTGCAAAAGAAAACCAGCGCAACCATGCAAAAGAAAACCAGCGCAACCATAATCCCATGTTACGACTGTATCTGCAATCACTGCGCCAATTGTGTTGAATGTGCAGATAACTGCACAGGTGAAATGGACGAGCCGTGCTTTGTGTGTGAGGATTGTAAAAATTATGACGGCAAGGGAAAGAATATGTGGAGGTGTGAGTGTAACAGGTATAAGATTACAAACTTATATGCAGAGAAAAAGAGAAAGAAATTTGAAATTGTGAAAGGAGTGTGAGATATGTCAAAAGCAGTGTTGGTAATGAATATGCCGGAATCGTGCTTCGGATGCAATTTTATGTATTGTGACGAGGAAAGCGACACGGAGACTTGTCAAGCAATGGAAACGGCAAGGGATATCGACCTGATTGAAGATAGACCAGATTGGTGTCCGCTTCGGGAGTTACCGGAAAAGAAAGAATTATATCTTAGTATAAATAAATGGTATTGTGTGGGCTTTAATGATTGCCTGGATGATATTTTAGGAGAAACTCATGGGAAAGAAAAATTATAATAGTATCAAGTATATCACATTAGATGAACATACAAAAAATCATATGAATGATGATAAATTAAGCACAGCAAGAGCGGAAAAATCATTTAAAGCTGAAATAGGTGTAAAACCAAAATTTCACAAAGGAAAATATGGAAAGAAGTATGATACATACACCTGTGGAAATTGCGGTTCTACATTAAGAGGAGGCGTGTCAGAAAACTATTGCTGTAATTGTGGATATAAAATCATATGGGATAATCCAAGATGCCTAACAAAATATGAGAGTTTGGAGGAAAAAAACCATTTAAAAAATGACCTGATAAGGATAGCAGAAGAAAACTGGACCGATTCCCAGGTAAAGATGTTAAAGGGACTGATCTGTGCAGCAGTGAATGGAATTGAATATTCAGATGCATATGAGGTAGTAAATAGAGATTGATGCACAGGACTTTAGCAAAGTATTAGGTGCTATAGGACTTTGCACACAGTACTTTGCTAACACAAAAGGAGAATACATGAGCGAAATTAAAAAAGATGGATGGATTCCAATTGAGGAATCAGTACCAGAAACAGGAAAATATATAATGGTATCGTTCGAGAATTTTACATTACCAGATATTGCAAGATATGAAACGGATGAGCAGGGAAATGGAGCATTTTATCCGGGGGACGAGGATAAACCATATATTGAATATGGACTGGTAGTAAATGCTTGGATGCCATTGCCAAAGCCATACAGGGAGGAAGAGGAGGCAGCAGTAGATGAAACAACCAAAAAAACCGACACGGGAGCAGAAAGAACTGATAGCATTAAATAATCTTAGACCAGATAACTGGATGGTGATATCCGATAATAGCGCAGAGATGCAGATTATAAGCAAGAGATCCGCGCAGCGAAGAACCATAGAAAAGAAGCGGAGGTAATGAAATGCAAAGAAAAGGAAAGCGGAAAGAAGAGCTGCAAACTCCGACAGAGCTTACGCTTATATATCTGGAGAACTATAGAGAGCTGCAGAGATATGTAAAAGAGGCTGTATCAGAACCGGATCAAATAGGAGCAGACAGATATAACATATCTGCAGAAAGAGCATACTTAAGATCCATAAGGGAATGCCGAGCAGAAACCGTAATCTTGTTGGAGCATATAGACAAAGCCATGAAATCCCTGAAAGAAGATGTGGAAGCATCCGGGGAGGGATATAAGTATGATGTATTAGAGGCTGTATACATACAGGGAAAGACATATGCAGAGGTGGCAAGAGATACAGGCTGTGGGAAGAATTCTCCCAAGAAATGGTGCAGAGCCATGATTCCCAAGCTGACCATAAAATTATTTGGCGCGAAAGCGTTAGATAATGGCGCAAATTGCGCTGAAATTGAGGACAATTTGAGCAAAACAGGGTAAAAAGTGGGGGAAATAGGGGGTAAAAAGTGGGTGACCTAAAGGGGATTTGAATGTGTTAATATGATAGCGTGAACAGTTGGGTAAGCGATTGCAGAAATGCAGTCGCTTTTTTCTTGCTTGCTTCATGTTATTCTATGCGGCTGCTATATTGTAGCCGCAACAAAGAAGAGAAGGGCAGCAGTATGTTATTGAAAACTTGTCGATGTGGAAAGCTGATTCCGCAGGTGATGAAGATGTGTGAAGAGTGTGAGAAGAGGCAGCAGTCTCGACACACAAGATATAACAACACACGCAGAGATCCGAGAGCTGCAGAGTTCTATATCTCGAAAGAGTGGAGAGCTTTAAGACCTGTGATTATGGGCATATACGGCTATATAGACATATATGCACTGTATGTGGAGCAGCAGTTAATTACACTGACAGACTCTGATCCAATCCACCACATAGTAGAGCTGGAAGATGATTGGGAGCAACGATTAAACCCACTGAATTTGATACCGTTGAGCCATAACACGCACAATGCGATTACCGCCTTATATAAGCAGAACAAAGCGAGTATGATTGCAACTCAAAAACAGCTGAGATCGTTAATCAATTTGCATTTCCGTGAGGCAGGGGGATATGAAAAAGTTTTACGCGACGCTTTTCTAGTCGCGCCCCCACTTTTCCTTGGAGAAAATTCCCCACGAGAAAATCCGTAAAAAGGGCAGGCGGGGCGGTGTCAGATTATGACACAAAAACGAATGCAGATATTGACAGAAAGGAGGTTTGAAACAATGGCAGGGCAGCGACAACCGACAGATTTAGTTGTTATGAAGGGTAAAAAACATCTTACAAAAGCAGAGATTGCAGCACGAAAAGATGCGGAAGTTGTTGCACCAAACGATAATGTAAAACCTCCGACATATCTGACAGCAGGACAAAAAAAGAAATTCCGGAAACTGGCCAAGGAACTTCTTGCTATTAAATTGATAGCGAATATTGATTGTGACGCGATGGCCAGACTGATAATTGCACAGGAGCAGTTTTTAGAGGTGACAGAGCAGATCCGGAATACTCCGTTGATGGTAGATGTGCCAATATACGAAGAGCAGAAAGATCCACTAACAGGGGAAAAGAGGCTTGTACAGGTCGGGACAAGACAGGTGGTAAACGCAGAGCGTGAAAGTTTGATGATTATACAAGACCGATGCATGAAACAGTGCAGACAGGGTGCATCAGATTTTGGAATGACCGTTTCCTCCAGGTGCCGTCTGGTGGTACCAAAGCCACCACAGCAGAAACCGGAAAACAAATTTGCAAAGTATGCGGAGTAGCATTTGCAGACAGAAAAAATAACCGACCGCTGCACGCAATACGCGCTTGATGTAGTAGCAGGAAAGATTATAGCCGGGGATTATGTCCGGCTGGCATGCCAGAGACACCTTGACGATCTGGAAAAAGCAAAGATAGCACCGTATAAGTATTACTTCGATGTTGAAAAATCCGAAGAAATAATAAACTTCGGAGAAGAGCTGACCATAGCGGAAGGTGAAGGAGACGAAAAGGTAACGCTGTATCCATTCCAGTGTTTTATTTTAGGATCACTGAACGGTTGGAGAACCAAAGAAAAGGGATACAGACGTTTCCGGACATCTTATGTACAGCTTGGCAGACAGAATGGAAAGTCATTTATCAACGGCATTTTGGCAACCTACTATGGAAACTTTGACGGATTCAAGTACGGAAAAATATTTTGCACGGCAACCAAACAGGACCAGGCAAACATTGTATTTGATGAAATTGTAAAATTTATAAATTCGGATGATGAACTAAGTGAATGGTTTAAAGTCCATGAGCACAATCATACGATTGATTGCTTGTGTACACATTCCGAAATTAGGGCACTATCAGGAGATACCAAGTCACTGGACGGACATCGTGCGTATCTTGGAATAGTAGACGAGTATCATGCGCATAAGACCAACCAGATGTACAAGCTGTTAGAGGGTGGAATTAAAAAGCTAAAATCAGCGTTGATATCTGTGATTACAACAGCGGGGTTTGACCTGAAATCACCGTGCTATAAGTTGTATGAATATTGCTGCAATCTGTTAAAGGGAGTATTCGAAAATGACAGTCAGTTCGTGTATATAGCACAGCTGAATGAAAATGATGATGAGTATGAACCAAAAAACTGGATAAAAGCGAACCCAATTCTTGAATTTGACAGTGATGCTCTGGAAAACCTCATTCCAGTATCACGTACTGCGCGTGATATGGGCGGTGAGGATCTGCGCGACTTTCTGGTAAAGCAGTTAGATATGTGGATACAGTGGTCAAATGCGTTGTATATCAAGGATATTGCAGTATGGAAAGCGTGTGCAGTATTAAAATCCCTGAAAGATTTTAAGGGGATGAAGTGTTATGTGGGCTTGGATCTTTCTGCTGGAGGTGATCTTACCTCCTTAGCAGTGATAATTCCGCACATGGTGGACGGCGTGAAAAAATATTTTATACACACACATTCATTCATTCCGGCACAGCGCGTGGACGAACATATAAAAACAGATAAAATCCCATATGATCTGTGGATAGAAAAAGGACTCGTGACGGTAACGGAAACGCTTGGAGGAATAAAAACTGATTATAAATACATCTTAAGCTACCTGAAAGACCTGATAAATGAGTACGATTTGAAACCACAGCTGATCTGTTATGATCCGCATAATGCATCCGCGTTTCTGTCCGATCTGGAAGAACTTGGAATGAATGAGCTGTCTGTAACACAGACAGCAAGGGTGCTGAATGATGCAACAGTTGACTTCCGGTTGGAGATCATGGCTGGAAATGTTGAAATAGAAGGAGAGGAAGTAGGAAAAGAGGGCAGCAGTATTGTTGTACCGGCTGATCCGCTGCTTACCTGGTCGATAGCAAATGCTAAGACAATATCGAACAGCTATGGAGAAATAAAAATTGACAAGGAACTCCGGACAGAGAGAATTGATCCGATTGATGCGATCATAGATGCATGGACGGAGGCAATGAAAGAAGAATACAGACCGGACATTAACGAGGAAGTTAATGAATGGCTGGCAATGTATGAAAAATATATGAAAGGGGGCGAGGAGTAATGAATCCGTTCCAAAGACTGGGGAAAAGAATAGCAGATTGGTGGCATGGCAACATCACGAATGGTGGAATTATGTCACTGAATTCTTCGGATTTTTTGGATCTGATGGGATTAAGAAGAAAAGGGAAACCGACATCCGAAGTAACATATTTCACATGCCTTAAGATGCTATCTGAAACATTGGCAAAAATGCCTATTAAATACTACCAGAAAACGGATAAAGGGATTGTTGAGGCAGAGCCTACAGATATATCCAGATTATTCTCTGAACGTCCAAACCCTTTTATGACACCAACAACATTCTGGAATACAGTAGAAATTAACCGGAATCACTATGGAAATGGATATGTGTATATCCGGAGAGTATTTAACCGGAAAAAATATGGTGGAGATATTAAAATACTGGATCTGTGGGTTATGCAATCCAATTGTGTACAGATCGTGGTAGATGATGCCGGATTATTCGCGGGGGTTGGTCGATTATGGTATGTATACACTGATCCAATACAGGGAAAACAGTATGTATTTGGAACAGATGAGGTTATGCATTTTAAAACATCCTTTTCGTTTGATGGCATAACGGGACTTCCGGTGCAGAAGATCCTACGGGAAACAGTAGCAGGAGCTTCCAAGTCACAGGAGTTTATGAATAATCTTTACGAGAATGGTTTAACTGCGAAAGCAACACTGGAATATACAGGAGAACTTGACGAAAAGGCAAAAGAAAATCTGCGAAAGTCGTTTGAAGAGTTTGGCTCTGGTGTAAAAAACATGGGACGAGTCCTTCCGGTACCACTTGGAATGAAGCTGACACCTTTAGACATAAAGCTGACAGATTCACAGTTTTTTGAGCTGAAAAAGTATACAGCATTGCAGATCGCGGCCGCTTTTGGAGTAAAACCGAATCAGATTAACGATTATTCGAAATCGTCTTATAGTAATTCGGAAATGCAGCAGTTGTCGTTCTATGAAGATACGGAGCTTTTTATCATAAAGCAGTATGAGGAAGAGATAAATTATAAGATTACATCGTACCAGCAAAAGAAAGATGGGTGTTATTTTAAATTTAACGAAAAGGTGCTTTTCAGAACAGATAGTAAAACCCAGATGGAATATTTTAAAACAGCTGTTGGTGGTTCGGTCATGACGGCAAACGAGGCCAGAAGGAAGTTGGATCTTCCAGACAGAGAGGGTGGAGACGTTTTACTTGCAAATGGCAGCATGGTTCCGCTGACTATGGCGGGTGCAGCATATACAAAGGGACAGCAGATCCCAGATGATCCGGAAGATCCGGAGACAGATCCGGAAATAGATCCGGACAATATAACAGATCCGGAGACAGATCCGGACAAAATAATAGATCCGGATGATCCTGACAAGGATAAAGACGGAGAGGAATAGGAGGTGCAAAGGTGGCAAAGAAAAGATTTAATTTTACGCGTAAAAAACGTGGAAAGACAGAGAATGTGGGTTATCTGGACTTCGAATCAGAGGATGAAGAACAGAGATGTTCGCTTTATTTCTACGGAGACATTGTATCGGCAGCATGGTTATCGGAATGGTATGAAGAGGACAAATGCCCGGCAGACATTGCAGATTTCCTGAATCAGTTGGATGGATACGAAGATATTGACATCTATTTCAACTCTGGTGGTGGGGATGTATTTGCAGGGCTTGCAATTTACAACCAGCTAAAAAGATATTCTGGGCACAAGATCGGATATGTGGATGGAATGGCAGCATCCATTGCATCTGTAATCATGTTTGCGTGCGATGAACTGCATTTTTCGACAGGAGCGCAGGCTATGATACATAAACCTTCATGTATGGCATGGGGAAATGCAGATGATATGGAAAAAACAATCAAACAGCTGAATTTGTGTGAGGATTCCATTGTGGATGTGTACATGCAGCATGTGCAGGATGGAGTGACCAGAGATCAGATCAAGGATCTGATGCGACAGGAAACATGGTTCGACTACGAAAAAATGCAACAGTATTTTGATGTTGAAATTGAAGAAAAAGCAGCAGTTGCAGCATGTACATCTGATTATTTTGCTAAATACAACAATTTGCCGGAGCCTTTGGGAAAGCCAAAGACGAAGGATATTGTAAATGCGGTCATTGAAGAACTGGAGAACCGGAACAACAAGGCTGCGGAACAGGAAAAACAGAGAATGGAAGCCGAAAAAGACGAAATTCTCAAAGATTTGTACCAGTATGGAACTTAAGGAGGAAAAAATGGGAAAGAAAGAAATGGAAGAGTTTTTAAACAAGATCAATGCCAAAAAGCAGGAGGTAAAGGATCTTGTAAATGCCGGAAAAATCGAAGATGGAAAAAAAGCAAAGGAAGAGCTTATCGAAATGCAGGATAAGTTTAATCTGCTTATGGATCTGGACGATGACGATCAGAACCATATTGAGGATCAGGTTAAGAATGGAACAGCAAAGCAGGTTGGTGGAGAGGTAAAACCGGATAAAAAGAACCTGGTAAAATCTTTCGTCAACATTGTTAGGGCTGGATTTTTAGGAACAGAGCCGGATGCAAAAGATGTTGAAGTGTATAAAGATGCAATCTCGTCAGACGTTACACCCGGAAGCAACAGTGAACTGGGAATTGGTATCACAATTCCGGAAGATATCAGAACCGATATTATCGAGTTAAGAAGATCTGCTGACAACCTGGAACAGTATGTGAATACAGAAGGTGTAACTACGAAGAGTGGAACACGAAACATTGAAGTGGATGCAGAATCAACTCCATTTGATAACGTGGATGAAGCAAAAGATTTTCCAGAAATGGATGAGCCAAAGTTTAAGCAGATCAAATATGCAATTAAGAAAAAAGGTGGAATCTTAAAGATCACAGCAGAGCTGCTGGAAGATACAGCGACTAACATTATGGCATACATTAACAAATGGATTGCCAAAAAAACAAAAGCAACACGTAACGCTATGATCCTTAAAGTGCTGGATACAATGACAAAGGGAAAAGAAGTTGTAATTGAAAATCTGGATAGCCTGAAAGACGTTTTTAATGAAGACCTTGATCCGGCAATTGCAGAGGCAGCTGTGATCATCACAAACCAGAGTGGGTTTAACTATCTGGATAAATTGAAGGATAAGGATGGAAACTATATCCTCCAGAAAGATCCAACACTGCAGACGAAAGGAAAGCTGCTGTTTGGGGAATATCCAATTATTAAGCTGTCTAAAAAAACACTGAAATCAGAAAAAGTCATGAATAGTGATGGTCATACGGTAGATGCATACAAGCATCCGGTATATTGTGGAGATTTAAAATCTGCAATTACACTGTTTGACAGAAACGTACTGTCTATTGATATGAATGACAAAGGAGCAGGACTTTGGGATAAGGATCTGACCGGAATCAAGGTCCGTGATAGATTCGATGTACAGCCGGTTGATGAAGGGGCTGTGATTAAAGGACAGATCACAGAAACAGTAAATGGATAAATGCTGCGGGGCGGTCAGCCGCCCCGTGAAAACGGGGGATGCATCATGACGGAGGAAGAAAAAAAGGAATACAGGGAAAATCTGACACAGCAGTGCAAAAAATACTGTCATATTGATTATGACGATGATATTGACATTGTGGAGTTGATGATAAACACCACTTTAGAAGAGATGCAGGAGCTGATTCCGAATTTTGATGCGTATAAAATGACCAGCAGACAGCGATTGATTGCCCTTGTATCGGTAAAAAATCTGTATGATAACCGGGAGAAATACGGGGAATCCAAGCAACTATCCAGCGCAGTATCATCTATGCTTTTGAAAGAGATCTATGGAGGTGCAGCAGTTGCAGACGGGAAGGATTAAGATCATCCGGAGAGAATCACAGGTAGTTGATGGACGAAAACAGTATACAAAATCAACATTCTACGAATGCTGGTGCGAGGTTAAAAGTCTTAGCACTACAGAAAAATACACAGCATTGCAGACAGGAATTGAAAATGCAATCGTGTTCGAGGTTCGGAACTGCCAGAAAGTGGAGGATATAAGAAAAAACCTGAAAGAGTTTTCCGCAGAATACAAAGGCACAGTGTTCAAAATCTATGATGCATCACCTATGTTTGTGGATAACCAGAAAGTACAGCTGAAATGCAGGGAAAGCGAATAGAAGAGTCAGAATCTGACACGGAGAAAAATGAAAGTAGAAATGGAATTCCGAGGATTGCAGGAACTGTTAAAAGCGTTTGAAGATGCGGCCAGTGATGCAGAAATTGTGGAAGTAAACAGGAAAATAGTAGAAAAAGGTGAACCAGTTGTGAAAAAAATCATGTCTGGGAAAATACCGAAGTCCGCGGACATTAAAAAAAGTGGTCGTGGTTTTGGTACGAAATCATCGGTGTCTACACATGCTGCAGATAGTGTTCCAATGGGAAAACCAAAGGTAAAGGGCGCGGGAGTATCCGCGGAAGTTGGATGGGATAAATCGGACAACAGTGAGCACTTCTATGTGAAATTTATAAACTGGGGAACAATATACCAGCCGCCTAGGGAGTTTATTTACGCAGCAGGACGGGAAGCTGATTCTGAATTGCAGAAGATAGCAGAGCAAGAGTACCAGACATTTCTTGATAACACAATAAAATGAGGTGGGATAGCATGAGCAGGAGTCCGGATATAATAACCGATGCATCGAATGCGCTGAAACAAATAAATGATCGAGGAATAAAAGTTGTGCAGGGATGGTATGACAAAAACATCCATGAAACGCATGTGACATTATGGGATCTTGGAGAAGATGATGTTAATTTTTCTGATGATGTCGCAGAAGGGATTACGCAATCCGTGCAGATCACTATATTTTCAGAACAGGATGAGATAGATCTTGCAAGAGAGATAAAAAATCTGATGAAAGAAAATGGATTTTCGTTTGAGGGCAGGAATGGGGACGATTCAAAACCGGAAGATGGAATTTATATGAAAGCACAGCGATTTTCAAAATTTTATGAAATGGAGGAATAGAAATTATGAATGAACAGGTAACACAGGTAAGTGATACAAAGAAAGAGATTGTCCGCAGCAGAACATGTGGATGTAGAGATTTCTATGTGGCGAGAGTAACACAGAATACAGCGGCCGGATATGTCGCAGAGACACCGTTAAAGCTGGCAAGAGCAATCAAGGCGAAAATTGATGAAAAATGGTCTTCCGAAAAAATTTATTCGGATGATGGTCCGGAGGAAGTGATAAATTCCTATGAAGGTACGGATGTAGAACTGGAAATCAATGCGTTATCGCCACAGGATCGTGCATATATTTTTGGTCAGCTTTACGAAAATGGATTTCTGGTAAAATCGGCAGACGATATGGCACCGGAAGTTGCTATTGGTTGGCGCGAACGTAAACTTAACGGAAAATATGATTTCAGATGGTTATATGCCGGAAAATTTGCGGAAGGAATCAGCGAAGAGGCGAGCACCAAAGAAGGAAAACTTTCCCCGACAACAAAAACCATCAAGGGATCTTTTTATGAGCGCAATTTGGATAATAAATATGAGATCTCCGTGGATGAGTCCAATCTTGTAACAGAGGATACCGATGCAGCTACAGCAATTAAAGACTGGTTCTCGAAAGTACAGGAAAAAGACAAAGCGCATGAATAATTAAAAGAATAACAGGAGGCAGGCAAAATGAATAAGAAAATAACAGTGAACCATAAAGAATATGAGATGCCTAAATTATCCATTGATGGATATATGGATTATTTGGAAATCGAAGAGAGAGTTGATGCACATACGAGATATACAAAGAAAGATATCGCAGATATGTGTGAGTGCATCTGTAGCGTCTATGGCAATCAGTTCACGGTAGAGGAATTAAAAGATCCAAAAACAGGAATTGATCCGGCAGGATTGATTATGGAATTCCAGGGAATTGACATAGGGGTAGGAAATGAGCTTGCAAAACGGATGGAGAAAATCGCAAAAAATTCTTAGACCGCAAGTTGATTCCGGAAATTGAGCTGACTTGCGGTGGAAAGTATTATTTTGTAAATTCCATCACAGTAGAGCAGTACAAGCAGTACATTAGTCTCATGGAGAAAAATGAGACACAACAGATAGAAGAGGCAAATTTTTTTAACAAAAAAATATTGCAAAAATTACTAAATAATGAGGTGCCAATCGCAGAGATCGGAAAGATTGATGCGGTTGAATTCCTCACAACAGTAAAAACAGTGCATTTTATTATGCAGGACATCCTCATGCAGAAAATGTTAAATGTGGTGGAAGTACAGCAGATTGAAAAAGAAAAATCCGCATTTGACGAATATGATCGAGAGAACGGATATGAGGATGATTTGGATGAGAATGAAAATAATCGCTGGAAGATATGCGGTGAAATTATAGATAGGATTGTGAAAATTGCAATCCAGGTTATGAGAAATTCTTATAGCCAGTGCATGAAGGAAGATATGGAGGAATTACTCGATTATCTGAAATTCGAGCTGGATACTATAAATGAGAACCAGTAGGGGGTGAAAGCAGATGGCTTTTACAAGTGTTAAAGTTACAGCTGATTCAAGCAGTTATCAACAGCAGATGAAATCGGCAGCGGCACAGATGCGTGTCCTGTCAGCCGAATATACAACAGCGGCCACAAAAGCAAAATTGTTTGGATCTGAAACAGACAGTTTAAAAGCAAAGGCGGAATCTCTCACACAGAAAATATCATTACAAAAAAATATTGTACAGCTGAACAGTGAACAGCAGGAGAAGCTAACAAAAAAGCTGACAGATCAGAAATCTAAGCAGGAAGAATTAAAGTCTAAGATTGATGAGGCGAGAATTGCATATGAAAAGTCAACGGAAGAAACAGGGAAAAACTCTGAACAATCCAAGGCTTTAAAAAATGAACTGAACAGCCTGGAGCAACAGTATAAGATAAATGAATCTGCCATAGGTAAAACAGAGACGGCACTGGCCAACCAGACGGTAAAAACAGAAAAATCAAAGACAGCTCTGATGGGGATGGAAAAAGAGCTGGAAAATGTAAATAAAGAGCTGAAAGAACATAAATTTAATGCATTTACAGAAGGATGTACTAAGGCTGGAACTGCAATTGAAAATGTAGGTAAGAAAATATCTGTGATGTCTGCAGCAACTGTAGCAGCAGGAACAGCATCTGCAAAAATGGCGGTAGATTTTGAAGATGATATGGCAAAGGTATCAACGATCATGGATACAAATGTAATGTCTGTAAATGATATGCAGGATGCAATCATTGATTTATCGAATAAAACAGGTATTGCTGTTGGAGATGTAGCAGATGATGTGTACAATGCAATATCTGCGGGCCAGAAAACAGGTGATGCGGTTGCGTTTGTTGAGAATTCCACAAAACTTGCAACGGCAGGATTTGCAGAATCTGGAGACACACTTAATATCTTAACAACAATTTTAAACGCATACGGATTAAAAGCAGAAGAGGTTACAAACGTATCTGATATGTTAATCCAGACACAGAATCTGGGTAAAACAACTGTAGCAGAGTTATCGTCTGCAATGGGTAAAGTAATCCCAACTGCAAACGCAAATCATGTTGCATTGGATCAGTTGTGCTCTGGATATGCAATCATGACTGCAAATGGTGTAGCAACTGCAGAGTCTACAACTTACATGAATTCCATGCTAAATGAGTTGGGAAAGACTGGAAGTACAACAGATGTTATCCTGCGGAAAAAAACAGGAAAATCATTTTCGGAGTTAATGAAAGGCGGTGCAAGTCTTGCAGATGTATTAAAAATTGTGCAGGATGCCGCAAAAGAAGATAACAAATCCATGAATGATATGTTTTCATCATCGGAAGCGGCGAAAGCAGGGGTGATCCTGTTAGGTGATGGAACAAAAAAATTTAACACCACGTTGAAACAGATGCAAAAATCAACAGGTTCTACGGATAAGGCTTTCAGCAAGATGAAAACAACATCCCATAGCGCCAAGATCGCAGTGAATGAAATGAAAAATTCCGCGTTGAAACTTGGGACAACCATGTTGAATTCCGCATCACCTGCCATAGAAAAGGGAACAAAAAAGATACATGAGCTTACAAATAAATTTAATTCCCTGAATGAGAAACAGCAGCAGACGGTAATAAAAGTAGGACTTGTTACAGCAGCTATAGGACCGGCTACAGTAGCCACAGGGAAGTTGGTAAAAGGTGTAGGCGATACTGTAAAGGGTGTAAAAAAAGGAATCGAATACGGCGGGAAAGCGGTATCCGCTGTGAAAAAAGTTGCTGCAAAGATCATTGAAAAAACAGCGGCAACGGTAGCAGGAACAACGGCAGATACAGCAGCAACGGCCGCCACAGCCGCGCATACGACAGCCACAGCGGCCGCCACAGCTACAACAGGGACAATGACAGCTGCACAGACTGCATTAAACGTAGCAATGAAGCTATGCCCGATCCTAATGATTGTTGGATTGATTACAGGTCTGATAGCGGCAGGGGTTGCGCTGTACAAAAACTGGGACAAGATAAGCGCGTTTGGAACAAAGCTCTGGGGAAATATTAAAAAGGATTTTAATAATATAAAAAAGAATGTTACTGATTCGTTTAAAAAGTCAGGTGAGGCGGTAGAAAATAACGTCAAAAAAATGACAAATTCGGTAAAAAACAGCGCGATAGGAAAAGCTACGTCTACGGTATTTAAAGCCATACATAAGACGGTAGAGGACAATATGAAAGCCTCTGCCGCATCAGCAAAGAAAAACCTTGATGAAATGAAATCCGCGTACAAGAAGAATGGTGGTGGGATCAAGGGAATCGTTGCTGCCACAATGACGGGGATACGAAATCATTACAAAAGCAAATATGATGAAATAAACAAGTTGACGGGTGGAAAACTTGACATCATGGTGCAAAAGACACGGGAAGGATTTAAAAAGGCGGCAAACTCTATTGCAGAGAAGGTATCACAGGCCAGAAAAAATGCGTACAGTTTTGCAACAGGTATAGTTACAGAGGTTGGGAAAATTCCGGGAAAAGTTAAAACAGTAGGAATCAATTTAGTGAAAGGTCTCTGGAATGGAATAAGCAATATGCAGTCGTGGGTGATTTCAAAGGTCCGGGGGTTTGGAAGTTCGGTTTTGACCGGGTTAAAGAATTTCTTCGGAATCCATTCTCCTTCCAAGGTAATGGAGGAGCAGATCGGAAAGAACCTTGCGCTTGGTGTGGCAAATGGTATCACAAAACATAAAAAGCATGCAAAAAAGTCCGCATCCGAAATGGGAAGCGAGATTGTAAAAGCGGCAAAGAAAAAGCTGGATACCTATAAGACATATCACAAAATGTCCCTGAAACAGGAAACGGAATACTGGGATACTGTAAGAAAACAGATTAAAAAAGGGACATCCGCACGGACAGAAGCGGATAAAAAATACCTTGCAGACAAAAAATCCTTAAACAGCCAGCTTACAAAGGCACAGAAGGAATATGCCAAGAGCGAAAAACAGATAAATGCTGATCTTAAAAAAGAAATTAAAAACCTTACTAATGAATACAAAAATGCAGTGAAGGAAAGAAAAAATTCTCTTCTTTCCTCGTTTTCCCTATTTGAATCTTATGATGCAGGGGATGCAGTATCAAAAAGTGATCTGCTGGTAGGTATGCAGACACAGGTGGAAGCCTTAAACGAGTGGGAACGTCAGATTGCAGATCTAAAGACCAGAATGGGAAACACGAGTCTGTACAAGACGATACAAGAAATGGGTGTGAGTGGTTTACAACAAGTAAAAGCACTGAATTCCATGACGGACGAAGAATTAAAAAGATACGAATCACTGTATAAGGAAAGGCAGACATCTGCTAAAACACAGGCTACTACAGAATTACAAGACAAAAAGAAAAGCACAGATGAAAAAATAGCAAAAGCATCAGAAGATGCAGAGAAAAAACTTGACAAGGCACAGAAAACATACACGGATGCATGTAAAAAGCTGGGGGTTACTGGTGCTGCAGCAGTAAAGAAAACTGTGGAAGGAGCAGAAAAGCCACTGACTAAATCATTGGCTAAGATACAGAAGAATACCAAAAAGACAATAAGCACTGCTGTGTCAACCACGAAAAAGGGAGCTACCCAGTTAAAAAGGGCAATGGACTTTAAATGGTCATTGCCCAAGCTAAAGATGCCGCACATTTCCGTTAGCAGTGGAAAAACACCGTATGGAATTGGTGGGAAAGGATCAGTTCCCAAATTCAAGGTCGATTATTACAAAACTGGTGGAATTATGACAAACCCGACAGTATTCGGATTGAATGGAAACAGCTGGATGGTTGGTGGAGAGGCCGGAGCAGAGGCAATTCTTCCGCTGCAGGAATTTTATCAGAAATTTAGCAGCATACTTGACAGAAAATTTGAAGCAGTACAGAAAGCACAGGCGGTTGGAGTAACATGTTACACATACATTGATGGTGATGAGATCGCAAGCAGGACCGTTACCAAGGTAGACAGCAAGATGGTAACGGATAAAAGAAAGCGGAGGTAGACATGAAGGTAAATGGTATTGATATCCGGAAATATGATGCAAAACAATTAACCGTAGATGTACAGCCTCCTGGTATTAACGTAAATTACGAATGGATAACGCGGGCATTGTTACCGGCAGAATTCGATACGGATGTAACAATGGGGCATTTAAAACTGTCGGTATATTTTAGAGGACAGAACCGGAATAAAATTATACGGGCGGCATCCGAGTTTATGCAGAATTTCACAAAATCGTGTGATCTAAACCTGGATGGATACAAAGGTACTTACAAGGGTTACATGACATCCAGCGACTACGAAAAGAAAAATGTAAAAAATCGGTATGTATTAAATCTGGAATTTGACGGATTTTTCTATGATGACCAGATTGATCTTGTATTTGATGGGAAAAAAACTGCAAGTGTGTACAATGCCGGGACAAGATCGGCACCGTGCATAATAGAAATATATGCGAAGAGTGCCCTAACAAATTACGAGATAACCGGATTGAGCAGTGAGAGCATAGTCGTAGAAGCTCTGGAAGCGGGAAAAACGATGATTATTGATGGTATCCGTGGAATTGTTACAGTAGATGGCAAAAATGCTTTTAATCGGGTTAATATGTGGGAATTTCCACGTATGGGAGCAGGAGAAATAACCGTAGGATTTTCTTCGGATGCGGCAAAGGTAAATGTAAAATATAGTCCAATGTGGATATAGGAGGCGGTTAGGTTGCAAATTTTTGATGTAAATAAAAACCGAATTGGAATACTGACTGGATTTAAGGATAGATCCATTACGACAACCCTTGATTCCGGAGATAAAGAGATGTCTTTCCAGTATCCGGCAACTGCCGCCCTGGTAAACGATTTAAAAGAAGAGTGCTATATCAGGACAAAAACGGATGAGTATGTATTAAAGGAAATAAATGAAGCTGATGATTTTAATACATATACAGCCACCTTAAACGTGGAAGAATTGGAATCCAAGATATTTAAAACCGGATTTGAGACGGTTGAAAAGACAATCATGGAATGTTTGCAAATTGCTTTTGATGGCACCGGTTGGAGCATCCGCAATTGCGAGGTTACAAAAAGACGAACAATCCGTGAATCTGATCAGCAGACAGCGTGGAGTGTTCTGCAGAAAGCATTAAGCACTTACAGATGTGAATGTGTAATAGATACGCTGCAAAAGAAAATTGATATCTATGATCGAATTGGAGAGGATAAGGGAGCCTATTTTATTGAGGGATTAAACCTTAAAAAAATGACACGAAAATCTGATACCTATGATTTTTATACAAGGATTTATCCAATCGGGAAAGATGGACTCACACCGGAAACAGTGCTGGGAAAAGATTATATTGATAACCACCAGTACAGCAGCAAGGTGAAAGCATGTGTATGGAAAGATGAAAGATATACCGTGGTGGATAGCCTTATAGAAGACGCGACCGCAAAACTTGCGGAAATATCGAAGCCATACAGACAGTATACTGCAGAAGTGCAGGATCTGGCAAAGCAGAGTGAAGTCTATAAGGATATCCTTGCATATGGAATTGGAGATACAGTTACCATTATATCCAAGACAAAAGGTATTAAGGACAAGCAGAGAATTGTAAAAATTGTAGAATATCCAGAAACACCGAAAAAAAATACCGTTGAACTGTCAAATGTTAATAAAACATTTGCGGAGATCCAGCAGGAGGAAGTGGATGCCGAGACGGATCGAGCAACGACAGAGGAAGGAAACCTGTCGGACGATATCGCGGATGAAGCAGAAACCAGACAGGATGAAGATTCGAAGATCACGGTAAGGGTAGAAAAGACAGAGAAAAGCATTGAAACGGAGGTGGCAGACAGATCACGGGAAAATCTTGAAATTGCAACAAAAATATCGCAGTTGCCGCATAAATTATCGCTACAGGCTACAGGTGGGGAGAAAACCGTAGGAATTACGATACAGCTGTATGACGAAAATGGCCAACTGCTCGATACAACAAGTGGTACTGCCAATATAACGGTAACGGGATTCGTTAGATTTAACGATCTGGCAAATGCTGGATCGACAACAATTAACGGAGCAAATATTACTACCGGAGTTATTAAAAGTGATGACAGCGAATTCACGCGTGCAACATTCTATGATGGAATCAATTATGGTTTTCCTTGGCATGGGAATAATTATAAGTATGAAATAATTAAAGTTACATCTTTAGGAATGCTGCAATTCGGTGGTCGGGATATGCACACCAACTTTCCGGGAAGTGTTGCGGTAGATGGTGTTTTGTCAAATATGGGTTCTCGTGTAGTAACAACAGAAGAATTAAAATTTGATAATTTATCTTATACCGACACAGGACATGGGAATATAAAAGGACCAGACAGCAGCCATAACTTGGCCACGACAACATGGGTAAGCAATAATTTCCAAAAAAAGAGTGGATCTGATAGGAGATTAAAAAAAGATTTTGCAGATATGCCGGATATAACGTATTTGTATATGCACCTTAATCCGAGAAAATATAAGTTTAAGACTGGATTAAAAGGATATGACGAGCGTATCCATTACGGATTTATCGCACAGGATATCGAGGATATTGCAAAAAAATTAAATCTTGGAAATCTTAGCTTGATTTACAAGGAAAAATGTGATGCAGATTTGTCAAACGAAATGGATATTATTGGAGATCAGTATGTTTATAGGGTGGATAAGGATGAATTGCACGCGATGCATGTGCAGATGATCCAAAGGCAGGAAAAAGAAATTGAACAATTACGAATGAGTAATTGTACTTTAAATGGAGAAATTGAAATATTAAAACAACGTATAGAAAGATTGGAGGAAAAATTATGTTAGAAGTAACAAAGACAGTAAATGTGAGCGGATATTCAAAAATTGCAGAATCTGATGCACCGTATGTGTATTTTAGCGCATCCATATCGGCAGACGGAAAGAGAAGTGTAAATTATTCCGTACAGAATCAGGAAATTTTTGATGCAAATGAAAAAACGTTTGAAGCAGACCGGAAGGAATTTGAAGAGGCAGTTAAGAAGATGAATTAACATGGTTAAGCAGGAAAAGAGGTGAGGAAGATGAGCAGCCTGTCTAAGATGGTAACCAATATTACCATGGAAATGTCCGGGGATTTAAAGAAATATATGGTGTCTGCGGTGCAAGGAGACCGTGCTACGCGGTGTGTATTGGTCAAGTTGGTAAATAACGGAGAACCATATATGATTCCGGACGGTGCCCGTGCCATAGTGAATATAAAAAAGCCAGATGGAAAATTCGTATACAACAAATGTACATACAGTGGAAATGAAGTAACCATTGATCTTACAAGTCAGGCTTTAGCTGCATCAGGAACAGCATATTGCAATGTAGAGATCCGGACGGCGGATGATACACAGATAATAACAAGTGCTACATTTGAAATCGAGATCGAAACGACTCAAAGAAGTGACAGTGCTATAGAATCATCTAATGAATTTACGGCAATCGAAGTGAAAGTCAATGATCTGATTGAAAAAATATCGGATACGAACAGTGCAGCAGTTAAAGCAGAGCAGCAGAGACAGCAGAATGAAGAGAACCGGGCAGCAGCAGAAAAAGAGAGACAGCAGAATGAAGAGAGCCGGGCAGCAGCGGAAAAAGAGAGACAGCAAAATGAAGAGAACCGGGGACAAGCTGAATCAGATCGAGAAAAAAGTGAGCAGAAGCGATCACAGGGCGAGGATAACAGAAACCAGAATGAAGAGAGCCGGGCAGCAGCGGAAAAAGAGAGACAGCAGAATGAAGAGAGCCGGGCAGCAGCAGAAAAAGAGAGACAGCAGACTGCAAAGGATGCCACAGAAAAAGCAAATATGGCAGGGAGTGCGGCAGAAAAGATCGCAAAAGAAGTTGAACAGAAATTAAAAAATGGAGAATTGAAAGGCGAAAAGGGAGATAAGGGGGATACCGGAGAAAAGGGAGCTACAGGGGAAAGCGGTGTGACCATGCCAGCCAATGGAATGATAGCACTGTCCGGAGATGAAAATGGAAATCTGTGGTGCTACTATTCAGATGCAGATAATCCACCACAATTTGAGAAGGACGACAAAGGAAACATTTATTACATTTTACCAGATTAACAGAAAGGAGAAACGATATGCCAAGGATATGCATCGGAAATTTTAAAGGACCAAAAGGAGAAAAGGGGGATACAGGAGAAGGAAAAATAGGACCAGCAGGACCAAAGGGAGAAAAAGGGGATGTTGGACCAGCAGGACCAAAGGGAGAAAAAGGGGATGTTGGACCGGCAGGACCGAAAGGGGAAAAGGGCGATCCAGGACCGGCAGGGACTACAGATACAACATTTACGGAAGCCACAACATTGACAAAATTGGTATCGGGAGAATCATTTAAGGCAATGCTTGGCAAGATTGCAAAAGCGGTATCATCCGTTTTTGATAAGCTGGATAAAAGCAAGGTGGTAAACAACCAGACAACTACAGAGGCTGGGTATGCACTGGATGCACGGCAGGCGAACCCGAATATAGACGGCACGCTGGCGAAACAGTTAAGTGATTTAAACGGCAGTCTAAATAGTAAGAAAGTACCGACATTTGGCATCGAAAACATATTTACTGGAAACCCGTTTTGTATAGTCAACAATGGTTCCGATGTAATAAGTGTACAAACCGATTGGGATATAGACAATG